GACATATTGAGCAGCCGCTTGGAACAGTAGAATCGGGATTTCCATGTCTTGCTTAAGCTTGTCGAAGAATCGGGTAAGATCTTGACCCTTTTCAACGGCGTCCTTAAGCTTGACAATCCAATCTCCGGCCCGAGCGGTTAGGTCGAGAAATCCCCCGGAGTTTTTTGTCAGTTGTCCAAAGAGATCTCCCAGAAAACTCCCGAGAGATTTTACGACATCCCAACCGAGCTTGAAGATAGCGAAAACTCCTGCGAATGTTCGCTTCAACTCGTCGGCAGTAGTTCCTCCTATTTTGAGCTTTTCGAAGAAGTCCCTGAAACCGGTCGTCATGTCGTACAGTTGCTTAGCCGTAGTAGGCGGGAAGATCTCCCTGAAAGCCTGAATAATCGGCTTTACTACAGCGGCAAGGTCTTCGAACGCAAACTTAAGCCCATCGATCAGCGCGGTACGACCGCCAAGCTTAGACCAACCTTGAAGAACAGTGTTCAGTGCGTAGATCGGGCCGGTGAGGGCGTTCTCAGCAACATTGTGGATCGAACTGAAGAGATCGGTCGCCTGACCAATGTCCCCGAAGAGAGTCTTGAAGATCGCAGCATAAGCTGTACCGACTTCCTCCTTGAGTGCCTGAGTAAGCTGGGACATAGTTTTGATCTTGGTGGCTGCGTCAACCGCAGTCTGTCCCATAGCTTGAATTTGCTTGGCCTGCTGAGCAGTGAAACCCATGGCCTTGAGTTGAGCAGCACTCAAGTCTCCGGTGAATTGTGCCAGAGTCTTTGTCAGGATGTCGGACGTGAGCCAGCCTTCCTGAAGACTGTTTCGGAACCCACCGGCCTTCTTGACAATGCTGTCGATAGCCACACCGCTTGCTCGCGCGGTGTTCTCCAACGCATCTTGGAAAGTCTTTCCGCCAAGACCAGCGTTGACAACAGAGTTCCAGTCTTGAAGCTTGACCGTTCCCGTTGCAATTGCTTGAGACAACTGATACATGGCGCCGGAAGCTTGTTCCGAATTGGCGCCAGACATAGCTGCAAGGTTAGCGATACCCTTGATGGATTCCGCTGAGGTTTTAAGGTCGACGCCAGCCGCAGTGAATGTACCAATATTCTTGGTCATGTCACTGAAGTTATAGACGGTCTGGTTGGCGTAAGTGTTTAGTTCGGCAAGGACTTTATTGACGTCGCCGATTTTGGTACCTTCGGCGGCGGTGTTAGCAAGAATCGTTTGAACAGCGTTGATCTGAGTTTCGTAGTTCGCGAATCCATCCTTGATAGGATCGATCGTGAACTTCTTCGTCATTTCTATGCCGAAGTCGACGACTTTTTCAGTTAAATCAGCCAGGGCAGTGACGCCGATAACCTTCATGGCGCCAAACTTACTAGCTACCTGATCTACGCCTTCTGCAATACCGCCAAGAGAAACCTTTCCAGCGGCTGCGCCTATATCAAGTAGACCCTTGGCAGCTCCTTGAAGCTGAAGACTCTTGTTGAGCTTATCAAGGGTTTTAAGACTAGTGGCGGCACCATCTTCGAACTGCGCATTGTCAAACTTCATTTGAACAATACGCTGATCGATATTGCTCACGCGGATGTCACCGCCTTCCATACCTTATTTGCGATCTCATCGAATATAGGCTTCATAACCGGATTGATGTAGTCGCGACCTTGGACGTACCCGCCAGTACCGGTTCCATATCCGTATTGAAGCATGATGGCTACAGGGAAACCACTTTCGACGTCGCTGTTAGTCCAATAGATAGAATAAACTCCACCACTTGCATGAACGTCATAATCCCAATCGCCAGCTGCTAAACCAGTGTCGACAGGGGTAGCAGAGGAAAGAGCTGCAACGCCTTCTCTACCGCACGACTCCATGACACCAAGAATGTCAACTTTGAGTGCGTTCTTAATAAACGACTCTGTTTTCTTGGTATCTCCAGTGACGTTGAAGGTGATCATTGCAGCTCCTTCCTCCCATTTTGACTAATCCAAGAACCATTTCCAGGTTGGAGCAACACTGTAGGTGATGGCTATGGTTTGACCTGACGGAACTCTGAAACCACCAGAAGTCAAGCCCGTAGCAGTTCCGCCAACTGTGACTGCAGTAACCGTACCGCCAGTTATGTAAACCATGGCATTCGAACCGTAGTTGTTGGTGAAAGCAGTTGTAGATGTCGGAACGGTTGGAGATGTAATTGGGCCAACTGGATTATACCCAACGTTATCCGAAACTCTATTTGCTGTAGAACTAGGGTCCATATGAATAGCACCACTAGTTCCAGCAACTACCTGATTGCCAACAACGACGTTGCTACCCTTCGCCGATGGCTCATAGACGCAATACGTATAATGAGCTGATCCGGCCAGAATGTCGAAACGATTACCAATCACGATGTTGTTCTTCGAACCCAAACGAAGAACTTCGACAGCTCCCACCGAAGAACAGTTACTGAACTGGTTTCCTTCGATGATGTTGTTGTCACCGATACACCGAATTGCCTGATAACGAGTTTGGTTGAATCGATTGTTGGAAATTCGCATCGTCTCCGAACTCTCAACCTGAAGAGCCGGAGAAGTATAGGTTCCAGCATTACCGACGATGTTGCCTTCGATGAAACCAAAACCTGATTTGATATGAATCGGATACCCAACGGTATCAGGAGCATCGAACATCGGCTGGCTAGAAGCAACAGCCAAATTCGCGCCGTCGATGAAGTTGTAAAGAAGAGAACATTCATCTGAATAGGTAGCGAGGATCCCTCCCCCGCAACCTTCGATGTAATTCGCTCTAATTTCTACCTTACTGGAGAAATTTGTAGCGTCTCCGTCAAGAACGATACCCCAGTTAGGACAACTGAAGATAGTGACGTCACGAATGTACGATTGAATTACACCATAATAATGAATGGCGTTTCCACGACCATTTGAAGTACTGGCCATGGCAGAACAATCGATTGTAATACTTTCAATACCAAGAAAGTGCTGAGTGTATCCTGCAGTTCCAGCCGTTGCTGGGATAGGGGTTGCAAAGACATCAAAGGTTGAACCGGAAACCGGTTTAATAATTGTGTTACCCTTGTTTGCACCCTTGATGACTAGATTATCAGCCCACAATGTGATATTGGCACTGGTTTTATACGTCCCTCGGGGGAAGTATATAGTACCACCACCGACAGCATCTGCAGCGGAAATCGCACTATTGATGGACGCTGTGTCATCAGTTGTTCCGTCACCCTTAGCACCATAGTCACGAACGTCAAACCAGATTCGCTGGGAAACGTTCAGATTCGTTCGGGCCGTTGCGGCATTCGCAACGTCGCTAAGGTTGTTGCTTCGCATAACTGCTGCGGAAATATCGGCCTTCATGGCGAGCTGAGAAGTCACAGTTGCAGCGTCAGCCTTCAAAGCCAACGCGGAATTGAAACCATCAGAAGTCACACCAGTAACGGTGGCCATATTTTCCCTCCTTAAGAACTTACCGTAAAGGTGTTCGCGTCATCCAACACGGCAGTTGGCCAAGTTAGCTGGTATGTAATGTCATCCAACATGACAAGATCGCTCAGAGGAGCGGTTACAGTAAATGTCCCATCGCCATTATCGGTAACCGTAAGAGCATTGTTGGTGTCGATGATGTCTGAGAGTTCAGAAAGAGTAGGAAGCCGCGATACGGAAGTATTACTTCCGTAAAGAATATCTTCGATTCCAGACAGAACTACATCGTCGAGTTCTGTAGAATTCAGAATTATATGAGCGGTCCTTCTGTAACCAGTCATCACCGGAGGCAGAGAAGTTAAAGTCCATGAAAAATCATCAAGCTGAGTGTTACCAGTTACAGTCTTGTACGATTTGTTGGCTGGGGAGGCAGTGAGATTGTAAATCAGATGAAGCTTGTATCCATAAGTATCAGAGAGATCGTTGCCGATCATCGTCCGATAGCACAATCCGAAAGAAACACGCTTCTGCTTAGTGACAAACAAACCCGGTCTTACTGCTACGTCGCCATTGCATGGTTCAAACTCTTCGGGATATGTATAAGCCGTCAGAGTAGCTTGGTATTCTTCTCTAGGATCTAAATTCAGATACTTCTCTCCATCCACATAAAAAGATTTGGAAGATCCCGCAGAAGAACTTCCAGAACTTTCTGATATGGACGTAAGACCATTCCAAGGAACGCCAGGTTGCCCATCGACGTATAGAACTCCTCTATCGATGCCGGTTTCGTACTTACGAGATCCAACAGCATCCCAGATGATCTTTGACAAGGGCAACCTCCTTCTTAACCCGAAGTGTTCAATTCAGCCCTACGCTTCGCATTGAGTTCTCTGTTTCTCGCTGCGATTTCAGCCCTACTCAATTCTTTCTTAGGCGTGTTCTTCTCGCTACACACCTTTACCAACGTAATCAGACGATTCAAATGCCAATGCTGACATTCAAATGGGATGTTCAATGCTATCATCCAATAATAGATGATCTCGGCAGTGACGATTTCCCTATTCCCACTTTTAGCTTGATCACCAAACCAAGTAGCAGTCATCTTAGCGTTGATGTAATCGTTTATGTCGCTCAGATTTGATTCTGAAAGTTTTTCAAAGACTTCATCAGGAACATTTGGAGTACAAGTCATCGCTGTGATGTACCAAAGAATTTCTTCAGGAGTCTTTGATTCATCAGACAGGAAAGGCTTTTCGAAGAAGGACTCCCATTTTGACAAAGAAGCTAGAGAATGCTCTAGTTCAAGAGTAAAGCTTTCAAGCGTCGTGAACTTATTGGTGCTTTCATCGAAGCCCTTGCTCATCTCGACTAAGATAGTGAGCATTCTCTAGCCTCCTTTCATCATAACTACGAGTAAGTGACTTCCCAATCGTCATCCGCATTGGGAGCGATCTGGTAGCCAGCCTGCGGAACGACAGACACGATGGTGTCGGCGGTAATGACCACGTTGCCAGTGACGATCTGACCGTTGATGTAGTAGTCCAGACCAGTGACAGTCGGGATGGTGATGGTGTGAGTAGCCGGTGTGTAGGTCGGAACCACCGGATCCACCTGAGTCACGGTACCCGAGAAGATTGCCAGAACAGCGTCGGGAGTCGGCAGAGACGGGTCGGTACCCACAGTGCCATACAGGAACTGCTCAAGCGTGGCCAGAGCAGAAGCGCTGACCTTGGTCGAGTCGATCGTCATCGTGGCCGTGGGCTTGTGGCCAGTGACATTGATCGGAGTCGTGCTGATGGTCCAACTGAGCTCGATCGCAGCCGGGGTGGCGTTGATCGAATCGAAAGCCTTCTGAGAAGGAGCAGCCAGAGCGTTGTACACCAGATGAAGCTTGTAACCAAAATTCGTAGCCTCCAGATCGTTACCGACCATCGTTCGGTAGGACATACCGAAAGAAACTCGAGGCTGCTGGTTGATGGCAACGCCAGGCTCGGGCTCCTGAGTGCCGTCGCACTGAGCCCACTCGTCAGGGTAGGTGTACGCGGCGATGTCCGCCGTGAACTCCTCCAATGAAATCAGGTTCAGGTACTTGATGTTGTCAGCGTAGGTTGCGTTGGTGGTCGCGCCGGTGGGCTTCTCAGTGACCTTGGTCAGCCCATTCCAGGCGTAACCCTTGTCATAAACGCCGGACGCGTTCGGGATGTACAGAACACCTCGGTCGACGCCAGTCTCATACCGGCGAGTACCAGGAGCATCCCAAGTGATCTGAGTCACTTATCCTCCTAAAAATACAAAGTATAAACGTCGTGATTGAGATTCCCAACCACAAAAAAGCGATTTGTAGTGCAAGATGGAAGCGCAGCTACCAAATCCGGAATCGCACTATCAGGATCAGCATCGATTACGGTTACTTGATAACTGCGCTCTAACTTGTATGGAATGTTGTCGGCAAATTCGGATTCTGCTCGATAGCGCTGGTAGATGATGCAGGGGTACTTCATTTGCATATTGTCAGGAGGTTGAAAATACACATTGGGAGCCAATGTTTCAAGAAGCGTTTGGAGTTCAAGACGCCTTTGGCCCATTGTATATACCTCCCAACGTCAAGATGAGGCGGGGAGCCTGCACTTCGACTGCCGTAACAGTCCACAGACTCCCCTGCCATTCAATGTACCTTATGTTCATGAAGTTTTCGACGGCATAAGCATCTGCAATAATGGATATGTTGTTTCCTACGGTAATGTCGTCGTTAACCAACGAACCTTCTCGTAGTTGACGCGTATTCCTAGTAACGTTTCCGAAATAAGAAATTGCAGTTATAACATCGTTCCATACACCAGGCGCTGTTTGAACAGATGATTCAGCGTAACCGACTTTTCCGTGAAATCTGTTCATGCCAGAATCACCTCATTACGGGTTGCTGTTCTGACCGTCCGGAGCCGGGCGAGCGAAGTCCCAGTAAGCGGTCTGAACACCAGACGTCGGGAAGTAGTAACCGACAGCCGGAGTGGCAGTGACCACGAAGGTAGTGTCGACAGCGATCGCGGCCTGAGCACCAGATGCAAGAACGTTGTTGTTGCCGTCCTTGTAAACAACGCCGGTCTCGTTCGGAATCGTGATGACGCCGGTCGAAGTGTTGAAGGTCGGAGCAACAGGAGTGACAGAAGTGTCGGTGGACGGAACGGTCCAAACGGCCAGAGCAGACTTGACCTTGGTCAGAGCGCCAGAGAGACGCGTCTCGATCAGATACTTCATCTGGTTGTAGTCGATGTCGAAGAAGTCGAACATGTTGACCTCGCCACCCTTGTCAGCACCGACGTTGTAGTCGGCCGGGTTGACGATAATACCGACGATGTTCGCCGGACCGTTCTCCATGACCTCGACCGGAACGATGTCCGACACCATCATCGCCGAAGCCAAGTCAGCCTTAGTCGCGTAGATACGGCGCTGCATGCTGTCCTTGATCAGCAGCATGCTGGTCATGGTTGCGTACGTGGTGTAGAAGACTGGGTTTCCAGAGCCCTTGTAGTACTTCATGGCACCCATGACAGCCTCGACGACCAGCTC